GGGACACGACGTGTTGATACCTTTCATGGTAAGATTATACATAGCTTCTTGATATTCTTGGTTGGTGTGATCTAAGAATTCAAGTTCACCGTCATCTGAGACGGTGTCTCCTTGTGCTTCAGCAACGATGGGTGTACGGACACTATTTCCAAAACTTTGGCCGAGATAGATGTGGCGGGCCAAAGTCATGTACTCGGGAATATGAGGGGGGATCATTAGTCCACGATAGAACCAATGTCCAGATGCAATCTGGGATTCAAGAATGGTGTTGGAAATGTCGTAGTATTCACTACGGTCCCAAGTAACAGCATATTCGTTTTGTTTCGGTCTTATAAGCGAAGCATAAGAAAACTCGTCTGTTGTGCGACGAGATTCGAACACTATACTTGGTTTGGCGCGAATATGAGTCTTGTAGATGTTACTAAAATTGCAATGACAAATAACGAGTGAGATGTTTTCGTAAATATATTCTTGATACTTACAAAAGAGGCAGCGATATATCTTACAACAGCAGCCTCGTCGATAAACTTCGTAAACACATTTTCGTTTGCAATGGTGGCATTGAGAATTTGTGGGAGAGGCTTGCTTTTCAAGTGGTCTTCCATCTACGATGTGATCGCAGAAAGGAACTAAGAGCTTCTTCTGTTGTTCAATCTTGAAGTCATTGAAACGGAGCTTATGTGAACAACGGTGGTGGTTGTTATAAGCATCTAAACGTTGGATGTGGGTGAGTTCAGGATTCTTGAGCAAATCAAGATACGGATTAATATGTTCTCGTGAAGGTGGTTTACAGAGAACACGGAGAGTGTATCCGGCTCGATCGTGAGACTTGCGTTCTTTGGTGAGGTTTTGAACGCGTTGACTATCGAGATATTCCTTTTCGGTCTTGTATTTAGGAATCAAAACTTCGATAGGCTTAAGAATGGTGTTCAATTCAGCCTGTCGAATGAGTTGGTTAGCTTTGTAAGCAGACCTGCGGTCTTGTGCAAGTTGCTTGATGGTAGTAACCTTATGGTCATCACGTGCCGAGACTTTGAAGCCTCCAGGCAACGTGGTAATACACGAACGAACAGTGTAATAATCAGTGTTAATGATCTTGTGGCTCACGTGAGGTTTCACGGAGATAGGAACGCGATGTTGGCGGAGCAGTTCCTGGTTGGTCGAGGGAACCACGACTTGGGAGTCGTATTGGCTTTCGGAGAGGGTGTGGGTTTGCACAGACGATGCGTGCGAGCATTGCACAGACGATGCGTGCGAGCATTCCGGCTTTACGCCGGTGTGGGTTTTTTTGGACCTCCATTTTGATTAGAAATTCCGTTGACGTTATGGCATCAAACCATGCGATTTCGGAGTTCTGGTCTCTAAGAAAAGTATCTTAGGTGAGGATTCACAAGGGGGTACAGTTAATTTTTAGCATCAACTGAAAAGTGCG